ATGATTTTTTGCTAAAAGTAAATCCCAAGACTACTACTAAAGCAAAGATAATAAGACTACAAGTAATTAACATTTTTATTTGGTTTTAAATTATTTCTGTAAATATAATAAATTATTATTAATATTCCAAATTGATTTTGGAATTTTTTCTTGAATAGACCTTCCCAGATGGTTTTACTTTTTGGATCATTTTTCTTCGTATGATCTGAGCAACGTGTCTTTCAGTTAATCCGTTTATTTTAGGGTTAGCCTCCATAGGGTCTAGGTACATTTTGTGGTCTAATACCATCTACATATTGAACCCCTTTTTCTGTAGGGTTTTGAATAATGTGATTGGTCATATATAAATATAAAGGCCCGTCATATTCTTTAATAGTCTGTTCATTTTTATTCCAGTATATAACTCTTCGAGGGGCATTGTAACTCCTAAATTCTCGACAGGTTACTCTTACCCAACCTATATTTTCTAAAAATACTTCTGTACTGTTTTGGGTTGGAAAATCATAAATTAATTTAACAGTAGATCCTTTTTTTTCTCCCATTATAAATAAAATTTTTCAAGGTTATATTCACTTACTTTTTTAAGAGTTCTAAATTGCGAGTCTCTATATAGGGGTTTAGCATCATTAAAATTATCACTAAATACCCCTTTACCCCCCTGAAGACCAGTCCAATATTTGGTTTCATCATTCATTACATAGAAGGGGAGTTCAATTTCTTCTTCTAGATTTATTAGTTTTCCTTTCATACGAGTAATTCTTTTTCTTCCAACATCAACCAAACTCTGTCTTTCCACAAATCAATTTTTACATTATCAATAACTTCAACATTCTGTTCTGTTGCTCTAGCCAAAACTAACAAACAAATATCCAGAGTATTTCTAGCATGTTCTAATTTACCTTGCTCGATTTGATTTTTTGCTTTGTTCCACAAATTCGTAACTTTCCCTACTTTTCTGCTCATATATTTTATTTTTTCTTATATTGTAAAAATACAATCTTTTATTAAAGAATCTCGGGTAAAAATAAAAAAGGCTTGCGTTTGCAAGCCTAATTTAAAAAACATTAATATTTAATTACTTATATTTAAATTTATACCCTTTAACATGAGTAATCATGTTTCCTGATTTTTTATTTATATATCCATTTAAAACATTCCATACAGCTTGTTTTTTTACACCCAGATAATCTGCTGCTATTTGTTGATTAGGAAATTCTTTAATAAAATTATCTTCTAAATCATACATCAACACAGGACAACGAGGAGCATTCTTTACTTTTTGTTTCCATTCTTCATTTTGTTGCCATTTTTTTCTTTTAGCCCCAAAGTCAGAAGGTTTAGGTTTATTTTTTAATGATTCAGATATTTTTTGCTTGGATTCTAAGGTATGGGAGCCACAGCCACTACCTCCTCTATTTTCATTTAAACCATTATCGAATGTCTTATATATATTAATCCACTGCCTCTCATGTTTACGTAATAAACTATCAGCTTGAGATTTAGTTAAGGTAGATATATCAATTTCTTCTAATACTTCAAACAAATGAGAATCCTTACCGTATTTGATAAGAGATTCTCTAAGTCTGTTATTTCCTTTAAATTGTAATGCCTTATGACTTTGAAAACGCTTTTTAATATCTTTAGATAAACCTATATATGATTTATCTTCAGGGTTTGTTATTTTATAAATTCCCACCATAATGTATTTTATTATACATATATAAGAGAAATTAAAAGCGCCGCTCACCCCTCACAGCTTACACAATCTGCTAAACGTTGTAGGTTATCCCCTCTTAAAACACTTTCAGTGCGCAAATAATACAATGTTTTGATGCCTTGTTTCCAAGCTTCTTTATGTACTTGACTGATCCACTTTGGTGTGTCATTTGGGTCAAAAGTTAGGTTTAGTGAAATAGCTTGATCAACATACTTCTGTCTAATACCATTTTGACGAACAATTTCTAATTGATTAATTTCTTTAAAGGTTAAGAATATTTCTTTTTCCTCTTCAGTTAAAATATAATCAGGAATGTTTACTACTGAACCTTGATCTTTTAGGATCTGGTCCCAAACACTATCAATGTTATATCCTTTTTTCTCGAGTAATTCCTCAAGAATTTTATTGCGTTTAATGAATACACCTTTAGCTGTTTTTAGATTATAAACATTGGCAGGGATAGGTTCAATTGAAGGTGATACGCCTCCTGAAATATGGGCATTTGATACTGTAGGGGCAGGTGCTAAGTGGTGGGTATGTCTTAAACCTGTACCCTTACACCATTCTGGTTCACCATAAAGTTCTGCTTGAGCACGGGATGCTTTTAATACTTCCTGTTCAATAAAATCAAACATCATTCTTGTATAAGAACTTGCTTGAATGCCTACAAATGGTAATCCTTTTTGTTGTAGGAAAGTATGCCAACCTAAAACACCAACTCCAATTGCTCTACCTTTAGTAGCAGAACGAACTGTATTTTCCATGAATTTAATGTTTTTAGCTCTATCAATAAATTCTTGGAGTACACCCTCTAAAAACCAACATGCTAATTCGGGCAATGTCATTCCATTTTCAAATACATGTTCATTCCACTCTTCCCAACGAGCTAAATTAAGTGATGATAAACAACAAATAAATGAGTGCAATTCATCTGTATAGAGAGCAATCTCAGTACAAATATTGGTCATTGATACTTTTAAGTTGTTTTGCTTATACGCTTCAGGATTAGCATTATTAATATTATCCTCAAACATGATATAAGGTTCACCTGTCTCAAGACGTGTTTTAAGAATCTCACCCCAAATCTTTAATGATTTAGAATCTTTATTCTCAAGTTTATTCATAAACTCATCATCAATAACAACACATTGATGAAGATTTAAACATTGTCTGTTAACATCACCTTTTGGTCTGCGAATTTGTAGAAACTCTTCAATGTCTGGGTGGTTAATGCTTAAGTTAACAGATGCTGCTCCTCTGCGAACACTACCTTGATTAGTAGCTAAGATTGTAGAGTCATAAATTTTACACCATGGAACTACACCTTCTGATACTCCATTATCTTTAATGGATTTACCTCGTCCCCTAATACGGGATACACCAATACCAACACCTCCACCTTGAGATGATAATCTCATTAATTCTGAGTTAGCATCAGCAATGCCTTCAATGCTATCACCTACATCAATGCCAAAACATGAAATAGGCATTCCACGTTCAGTACCCATGTTTGATAATACAGGTGATGCTAAACATAACCAGTTTTTAACCATTGCCTCATAAAAGAATGGTTGTAAATCTTTACGACGCAAGCGACGAGCTGCTGCTTTACTTACTCTTTTGTATGCATCAAATACGTCTTCATCAGGTAATAAATAACCTTTTGAAATCATGCTTACAGCAATCTCATCCATCCATGTTGGGAAATTTTTTCCCTTAATCCAATTTGTTGTATCTACGTGTGAACTCATATTTTTTTTAATATTATAAATCATCCCAATCTGCTGTTGACTTTGAGTAATTTGTTACTCTACCAGCAAAAAAATCTTGTTGTGTTTTACCTGATGTTAAATGTCCAAACCATTCAATTTGTTTTAGGAGATTAGGATCAATATCATTATAAATTGATTTATAACCTAATTCAATCATTTTTTCATTGGCGCGGGCTTTAATAAAGTTTTTAAGTTGTTCTTTATTTAAACCTTCAATATCACCCATTTCAAATGCTTTATCAATAAAATCAAATTCTAATTGTACTGATAGGTGGCATGCTTCGATGATTTTTTCTCTTAATGCATCAGAATTTAATTCAGGTTGCTCTTCAAGTAATGTTCTAAACAACCAACATCCAGCTTTTGAATGTAATGATTCATCTCTAACACTCCATTCAACAATTTGGCCTGTACCTTTCATTAGGTTTCTTAATTGGAAACTCATTAACACAGCAAATGAAGAAAATAGATTTACACCTTCAGTAAATGCAGAAAATATAGCTAATGAAACGGCTCTGTCTTCTAGTGTTTCACCTGGTGTTTCAATTAATCTTTCAATTTTAGCTTTAGATGCTTCATCTTCTAGAAATGCTTTAAAATCATCTAGACCTAATTCTTCATTTAATCGAGCATAAGCTTCAGCGTGGATGCTTTCAAAATCAGCAAATACACGAGCCATAGCTTGGATTTCGGGTTTTGGAAACCAAATTGATACTTTTGTTGACCAATAATCATTAACGTGTACTTCTGTTTGGGCGAATGATTTTAATATGTTTCCAATTAAACTCTTTTCGGGTTCTGTTAGTTTTAGTTTCCAATCATTTAAGTCTGAAGCAAGTGGGACTTCATCTGCTAGCCAATGAGCTCTATGCTGGTCCTTGTAGAAGTCAAATGCTGTTTGATACTCAAATGGTTTATAATAGTTGCGAATGTCTGTAATCATGAAGGTAAATATAATAAATTAGGAGTTTAACTCAAAGAATTTTTGTTGAAGAAGATTTCTATCCATACTATCAATAGCTCCATAGCTATTGTTTTGGGAAGATTTAGGCATAGGTTCATCATCTTCATCTACACTGTTGTAAATTTCAAAGTGACCTGTAGCTGTGTCAATTTTAGCAGGGAAAGTCATTCCATCTATTCCATATCTGTTCTTCATAATATGAAAACGTCCTGTACCTTTCACTTTATCTTCTTTTTTGCGTGAGAGAGAAATGGCCACATCAGTAATCATGATTTTATCATAGCTACCTGCGGCTTTGTCACCCTCGATGATATCATCTTTAGCTCCAGCTCGATTTACTTGGGATACGCTCCAAATAGGGATTTTAAGTTCACGAGCAAGACCTTTAGTGCTAATATAAATATCATCTATCTCATCTTTACGTTCACGATTATTTTTCTTTGAGCGAAGAAGATCAACGTAATCTATAATAATTAAGTCTGGTTTAAAGTCCATATCAATACATTTTTGAATATGAGATTCTATTGTAGATATAGATGCTTTACCTGTAGGGTATTCTTTGATGATTAGATTACCTGGGAGTTGGGAAATAATTTCTTCTACTTTGGATTTATGTTGGGTAATGGTGTTTACAGGTATTCCTGTAAAGAATGCGTCATATCTTCTTCCTACATAATCTTCTCCAAGTTCTAGGGTGTAGTGAACAACATTAAATCCTACTTTAACAGCCCATCCTCCTAATGCTACTAATGTCCATGATTTACCTCCACCTGGATTACCAAAAATTAATCCAAAATCTCCATTTCCTAATCCGCCTTGCATCATTTCATTAAACATAATCCATGGAGTAGGAATAGTAATTCGATTTTCTTCTCTATATCGACTTTCAGTATCTTTGTTGTACTCAAGACCTAAATTTTTGTCTTGTCCCGATTTCAAAGCGTTATCTACCAGGTATCGAATTGAATCATAATCTCCGGCATTAAGCAAGTCTACTGATGATAATAGCGCTTTTTTAAGTTGTTGGTTTTTACAGAAAGTTGAAAATTCTTCTTCGACATATGCTAGATCATCATCTGAGGCTTTATATGCTTCTTTAAGTTGCTCTCGAATTGAGAGTTGAAGCACATCATTGTCTATTTTTTTAAGTTCTACTTTAAGTACCTCCATTGATGGAGTAGTATGGTACTTATCATAATACTTAATGATTTCTCTAATAACCCACTTATGTGCGCTATTGTCAAAGTACTCTTCACTAATAATATCATGAATATTAATTAAAAACTCTTTATGAGTTAATAAAGATGAAATTACTTTGATTTGAAAGTGGGTCCCGTATTGGGACAAAGTTGAGAGTGTCATATATAACTTTTATTTATTAAAACTACTTAATACTTTAAAAGTATCATTTAACCAATAATCTACATTTTTTAAAACATTAACCAAGCCATCTTCATGATAAAGTTTCATGAATTCAGTTGGTTTTAGATTATAGGCTCTTACAGATACTAGTTCTTCAATTTGATGTTTTTCCTGATCATTTACTAATGGGTTTTGTAAATCCATCAGCATATGATTTCTTCGTATCTGTTCATTATTAAAAATAACTCTAGAGTAAATAACATTATTTTTATATTTAGCTTCACTAATAGTAAAAATATCATCTAGGGTCATTTCATCTTGAGATAATTCTGGGAATAATTTATAAAGCTTTTTAGGACCTAGTCCTTGTACTCCAGGTATTTTGTCTGAGTCATCTCCAAGTAAAGTTTTGTAGAGCAAAAAGTTTTTAGGGGGTAATCCAAATTTTTCTTGTACTGCTCTAGGGGTATAATATTCCTTAGTAATTGGGCTATATACCGTTATATTTTTGTCTACTAATTGTAAAAAATCCTTGTCAGCAGACACCACAACACATTTAGAATCATGTGTATCAGCCATATAACGAACTAAATGTGCGATTATATCATCAGCCTCAACCTTATCCAGGGATATTAGTTTAATAGGAAGACATCGTAAATAATGAACCAAACGACCTATCTGGTTTACTTTAGAATCTTGTTCATCTTCTAAATTTTCAAATGCTTCATAATTGGTTATTCTTTGAGTATTTCTCCCAGATTTGTATTCGGGGAGAAGGTTCTTCCTATTATTGGAAGAACCAACTCCGTCAAATACAATGTATACAGAAGTAGGTTTGTTTTGATTAATAAGAAATCCTAAAGATCTTAAAAAACCCCCTAATCCACCTATGTGAACTCCATCTTGATTCACATAATTTAAAACAGCAAAATTTCTTAAAAATAGATTTAAACCATCTATAATTAATACTCTATCATGTTTTGTAAATGTAGCTTCAATGTCAGAATCTTGGGTTATATTATTTAATAGATTAAATAGATTTTTTTTATCCATTATTCTTCATCTATTAATGTTATAGCCTCTTTACTTTCTTCCCATTCTGATGTATCTTCAATAAGATCTACATCAACACTACCTAGAATATTAACCCATTCATTGGCATATTTTTTCTTGTAGTCGTTGATTTCCTTTTCATCAATAAAGCCATGAATAGTAGCAATTACTGTACTCTTGGTTTGCAATCCGGTAACGTGATTTTTGTCACAAGCTACTTTAGTGCGAACCGCAAATTCAACTTCTTTACCATTTTTAGTAGCTTTAATTTTGCTAGTACCACTATTAGTAATATTACCAAAAGTTAATACAATTGAAGCATCCAAAAACATAGTTTCACCATTTTTCATCTTCATTTTAGGTTGAGCCATAATATTTTCAGCTGGGGCAACCCAGATTTTATTGATGGCTACCATTGAATTAGTGTATGGATGGTTTTCTTTGCGGGAAAGAGGGAAGCGTTGGTTAATAAAATTACCAAATTGTTGAGACATTGCTCCTGCATTCCACATAGGATTGTTTTTATTAGCTTCAACACTCATTTTGCAAGGTATTGAACCAATTGAGTCCCAGAAGAAGCACAAATCATAAGGTAAATTACCTTTTCTTTGTTCATCCAACAAATCAGCTATAAAACCGGCTACGTCTTCAATAGTGCCTAAATTGCTTCTATCGGCATATAGAAAAAATCCTTTATAATCTACAATTTCACCTGTTGATTCATCAACTACATCTTCAATCTGGAAACCCATTTGCTTAGCATGTTCCCAAGACCATTTCATTTCAGTAATAATGAAAACTGGCAGAATGCCCATTTTCTGGGCATTGACTGCTAGTTCAAGTAGGGCAGTGGTTTTGCCCGTATTACTATGGCCTCTAAGAAGAGAAATGTGACCGATTGGAGCTCCAGGTATAGAAATAGATTGCTGGAGGGCTTTAGAGAATGGAATCCATCTTTGTTCTTTAAACTTTATATTACTGTTGAGGAGCTTTTTTTCTTTAAACTTATCTAAGTTAAAATTAGCTTTAAGTTCTTCAGAGACAGCAGCCGTCAACGATGTTGATTGTTTTGGTCTAGCCATAATTGTTTTTAATTAATTTAAAAGATTTAGTTCTCTTCTTCCTCAAATAAAGAATCAAACTTATCAGCCTTACTTACTTTAGGACTATTACTTTTCAAACTATAGTTTGCAGTTTTAGGTTGTTCTTTTTCCCAAGGCAAATCTGCTGTTTCTGTTTCTTCTTCTACCTCATCATCAACATCTTCTGTTTCTTCTTCAGGTGACAACCAGTTTTGGAGAATTTCTTTCAAAGCGTCAAATTCTGTTTTACGCTGTAGTTCCAAAACATTAGGTTGTTCTGTTAAGAATTTTTCAATGTCTGTTGAGTTAGAGCTAAGTGGAGAAGTTTTAGGTTTAACTCGGACTGATGATTTCAATCCTTGGCGGCCACCAATATCACCCATAACTGCTTCAAGAGTAAAGTCACGGCCTTCATTGATGTCTGTAAAATCTCCATAATCCTCATCTTCAGCAATCCCAAGCAGTTGCATGTAAATTTCTTTACCAAATTCCCAAAGGCGAACACCTTTTTCTTCTTCACCACGAACTAGTACTGGTGCGAAAATACGCATTTTTGGGTCTAGTTTTTTAGCTAGCTTCCAATTCTCTTTGTCGTTAGTTTGGCGGAGTTGCTTTGCAAACTCAACAATAGGATCTTTTTCACCCCAGTTGGTTAAAGCATAGATTGGGAATTTAGAAAATCCATAGTGTACAAACACTTCTTGAAATGGGTTTTCTTTGTTTAGTACTGAAGGAACGATTCGGATTTGGTATTTGCCTTCTTGTTTAGGCTTCCAATAGTACTTAGAGTAATCAACTTTTTCTTTCTTCTGCCCAGTTGATTGGAGGGCATTTAAACGTTGTTTAATAGCTTTGATGTCCATAGCGTTATTTATTTATTTGGTAAATGTACGAAAAATATAGTTGAGGTCAAATTTAGCTTAAAATGCTCTTAAAAATCCTCGTAAAAAATGTACGTGTGTATTTCGCTTAAAGTTCTATTATTTGATATATTTTAGTATTGAGTTGCTTTATTTCATTATTTTGAGTTAATAATATACAATTTCTATAGTGACCCCAATTTATTCGGTAGTTAACGTCTACTACACCTCCATTTAATTTTTTAATTAATTCATTAAGGGCATTAATAGTATATAAAGTATTAGATTCTTTTTTACGATGAACTAAAATAGTATTAGCTGGGATTTCATTGAAGTTAACTTTTTCAATATTATATGTAATTACATATTCGTTCAGGGTTTTGACATGGAGTATAAATACTTTTCTGTACATTATATCGTATGATGATATTATGTTTTGTACCAACTCTTCTAAGTCGACTCCATCAGTAAAGGTACAAAATAATTTATTAGTCATGTCAAAAGAAAAATTAAAGATATTATGATCCAAATCATAAATATGTTGTTTTCCCTTAAAAATTATATGTGGCTCCATAGTTTATTTTAATTCCTAATTTTAATTCTTTAAATATATCACATATATTTGTTAATAATTCTTCTTTTTCATCTTGGTCTACATCAAACAAAAATGAATCATACGTGTATAAAACAATTTGTGTTTTTTTTCTTGCTAATAACTTATGTATTTTAAGTAATATATTAATGTTAACCGAAGTCTCCAAGTTTTGTAAAACATAATTAAACAATTTTTGGGGATTCATATTAGGCAATTGGTTTGTAAAACGATAACCTGAGACAGGCACAGTAATTTCTCCTATAGAATTAAAAGTATTCCAATTATCATTTATAAATTTATTAACTTGCTGGAAAAATTCCAGGTGTTGGTATTCTTTAAATACACCCCCATACAATTGCTTAAAGGTTAACTGCTTAGCTTCATTATAATCCACCCCATACATTTTAGCAAATTCACCATGGATATCAGGATTACTAAAAGTATAATTTACTAATTGCCCCGCAAGAGTGGGATGATATGCTGATATATCTATCTCTATAAACTCGTGGTTTTTAGGGATGAAACTGGTTCTAGAATTATTATCTTTCTTTAAAGCAGCGAAATTAATGCTATTGAAGGCATTAGATGGGCGTCGTGTTGTAGTATTAAGGTTGTATTGAGTATAAATGACATCATCATGTATAGAATATAAATCATTATTAGGTTCATAGTATTTATAAAACTTATCCTTATCAATTTTTATACCGTTTTTTTCAATTCCAAAGAAAGCCAATGCTCCTTTATCATAAAATTTTACATAATCCGGTTTAGGTTCTAAAAGGATTTGTTCTAATTGTTGATACGTGTTTTCACATATTTCATAGTGTTTTACTATAGGAATAATTCGATTTATATCAACTTTATTAAGATATTGTCTATAGAAAAAATCAAATACGGGTTCTGTAGTAGGGGTGGTGGATTTAATGGAAGATATATCTAGTGCTTTTTTAATTTGAAAATAATATAAAAATGATTTTTTGTCTCGTACATACAATGTATCTATATGTTGTAATACTTTATCAACATATGTTTTACCTAAGTATGTAGATTCACTATGATCAACACACATCATATATCCTTTATGGTCCGAAAGAGGACGAATATATACTAATGAAATTTTATTAAGAGCAGGATGTATATTGTTGTGGTATGGAATTACTTCAACAAATACTTCTTTAAAATTTTGATTAGAAAATTCTTCTAATTGATGTTGATTTTCTATAAGCCAAAACATAACCTTTATTTAGTAGAAAGATAATAACCTTTTTTAAAAAACCAACTTACTATGAAGATTTATAGTATTGAATCCAATCTTCTTTAAGATAAATACTTAAACCTAAAACTTTTTCTTTTTGTTCAACTAGTTTAGTTACATCTCTATTAACTTTAGCCACTTTTTGAACATCTCCAGTTAATTCCCATTTTAAAGCAAATACTCTATATGTTATCCAAGGCACTTGAGAATCTTTTTCTTGGAAAAGATCATATGTGTCTTTAGATATTTCAGTAAATAAAGGTTGATTACGTTTAACATTAAAATATCTAGTGTATACTCCTCTTTTATAATCCTGTTCCGTAGGCATAAGAGGAGAATATGGTACTGCTAATTTAGGAGGAGTAACATACCCCGGTTCTGTGTTTCTAAGAGGGGAAAAAATTATTAGTTGAGATTCTTTAATTTCCCCAGGAAATTTACCAGTATATGCTTCTCCAGAAGATAATGTATAATATGACCCTACATAATATACGGAGCGAGCTGAAGCATACACATATTCACTCCCATTAGTGTATAGGTTGGTTTTAATCTGGCTTTTAGGGTAGTAGGGCATATGGTGTTAACTAATTTATTAGCCTGGGATTTGTAAGTGAATGTGAGGGCCAGTAGAAATTGATGATGGGAAATTGTATTCATCAAGTGCTAGTCCAAATCCTGATTCACAGGCTAGATTACATGCATTTTGGATTTGGATGTCGAGTTCATCTTTGCTTGCTCTGTTTGTAAAACTAAAATCTAAAGCCCATCCTTTTGGGTGATTTCCACCACGATATTTGTGGAATGAATCATTTGCTCCATTTACTTGGAGTCTATATGAAGGATATCTGTTTTTAAGATTGGTAAAAAATGCTTTAGAAATATTATACATTTGTTCTGTTATATCATTTCCCGATGAGTATATCTCACCTTTTTTAAATGCATATCCTAAAACCGTAAGTTCTTCTTCAAGTTTTTTACCCCAAGTACTTCCAGGTTGGCCTTTAATAGTAGGAGTAGCCACAGGTGCTTTATAATATCCATTTCCAACATAATACTGTCCACCTCCTGCACCTCCTGAGGAGCGTTTAGGAGGATTTTTAGGTGGTTTTTTCTCCGTAGCTGGTTTTTTAACTGTAGCTTTTCCTGAAAGAGATGTTCTTTTAGGAATAGATAGTGTTTCTATAGATGTTTCCCATCCTTTAGAATCAATCTTGTGGTGGAGACCCTTAATAATAAATCTAACTTTACTTTTATATTCACTTGGAAGAAGGGTATCATCTATGTCAAACGTTTGATATATTTTTGTACCACTTAAACCATCCATAGTTAAATTTAGATTTAATGGAATAAATCCAGTACCTGGAAGGATATCATTATCTGTGTAATATCCTAAATCATACTGAAATAGGTCTATAATAGATGATTCATATTTAGCTATGTCCTCCGGGGTGATACCTACGTCTGCTACTCCAGTAAGTCGCCCCAAAAATTCCATATACTTATTATAAGCTACAGAATACTTAGAAGAAAAATCATCATTAGATGGGGTACTATTAGAATTTAATTTTGCAGTTAATACTCTATCTGTTAATCCTTTATTAATTCCACTATATGTTGTAGAATTAGTAGCAAGAGAGTTTCCATCTGCCTGGGCACCTACTGCTATAACATTTGCTACTTTGGCAAATAACTCAGTTTTTAAACCAAAATTAGTTATAAAACTCCCAGATGCAGGAGTTAAGAGATTTATATTAAATTTAGCTATATTTTCAGGTTTAACATCCTTATACTTGTATGGGACTAAAGCATTATCTATTATGTGATAAGTATTAGTGTCTGCTTCATACACAATTTCAAAATCATTAACATACCCTAAAGCTCTTTGTATATCAGTCATTAATACTGAGAGGAAATCATATACTGATATGGAACCATCGGATGCATCTATTTTTTCATCTAGGATTTTCATAATCCAATCAAAGTTTACATAGATGTGCATAAATTTTCCTACTTTTTCATCATTAGAACGAAACTTTTTGCTAAGATATCTTAGTACGTTATTATTAGAATTTGCTATAGCTTCAGTTTCAGCTGTAGCTAGAGCAGCACTATCTAAATATTCTGTAGTAGATACAGATATTGAGATATCATTTGTACTGAAACCATCAGGGAAATTTAATTTTTTAAGATTGCTTATTATACGATTTGTTGCTCCTGCTTCATTAGTAGCAGGTGTTTGAAGACCTACATAGTATGCATTAGGATCAACCACATATGAAGGCTTAGAAATACTTTCTACTACTTCTGTTCCTACACTTACACCGGAGGGGAGAGTAGAGGTTGTAGTATTGCTATCTTCTGTGACGGTATATTTTTCCCAAAGATTACTTACAACATCGTATTGAAGATTATATGTTATTTTTCTTACTGTGTAAGTATCAGCAGG